ACAGCAGTACCTTTAACTAAATTACCTGTAGTATATGTAGTTAAAAATACATTTGCACTAGCATCATAAGAAACAAAATGAGAACCAGAGCTTCCGCTTGCTAAAACAAGTTCACTTCCCCAACTTATAGTTTCACCTGAGCGAGTACCTATTTTACAGGCTTGTTGACTAGATGTATTTTGATATGTGAAGCAATACGTCACTCCATCAGACGCAACTGCCATTGCAAACATATCTTGACTATAAGTTCCCATATTTCCAAGTGAACCTTGAGAAGCTGTTCCTGTATTTGTGACTGAAGTTGTTGTTAAACCTGCTTGAGCATAATTACCATCAGGCTTCACAATGACTGCTCTACCTTTAGTAATTGCACTTTCAGAATAACCAACTAATTCTGTTGGTGGCTCAGATAATTCTAGGTCTGTTCCGCTTCTTGCAGTACCTACAAACTGCGATCCATTTACTACTGTTGTGGTTGTTGATGAATAATATAGAACTATTGCCATTCCATCATCTGTACTCATATTAAAAGTACCTGCTAAAATACCATGATTTGTATCAGGATTAAATAAAGCAGACTTTGGAAAAACTCTCTCTGCAGTTTGATTTAATATTGTACCTGATAAAGTTGTCCAAGATGGAGTAGTACCTGATATAGTTATTTCGCCGAACTTACCATAATATCCTGTTGTGTAATATTGATAACCAATTATAAATTTTTCTTTTACAGTATCATAATAAGAGCCTAAATATCTTGCAGGATCAGAAGATAATACAGTTTTTGTACCTGCTGTAAATGTGTCACCTGATGCTGTAAGAACTGTTCCATTTATATAATTGCTAGTTTCATTACATTGTAATAAAAGCCATTTATTGTTAGTTGAGTCATAAATTAATTCATCTGAGTAATCTTCATAAGCACCACCTGTCATTGAATAAGGAGTACTTGAAACTGATAAGGATGAACCTGAAATTGTAACAGGATAAAGTTTGCCATAGTTTGAACCAACGTAATTATCTACACCAATAATTGTTTTATTGGTGTCAGGGTCATAAATATTTGTCCAAACTCTATAATCATTACCAGCATTTGTAATGGTTGCATCAGCACTTGATGAAGCAACAGATAGTGTACTTCCTGAGTTAGAAACTATCCATAAGTCTACTGATGTTGAATTATTAACATTTTTTGCAAATATAAATTTATTTGCATTTGGATTATAAGAAACATTTGTTTGATTTGCAGTAATAGATGAATAACTAGGGGTTAAATCAGAACCAAATGATATACTATCACCTGAAACTGTGCCTGCTTTCATTTTTGCTGTATTACCTGCGGTAAAAATTGCTACAAAGATGCCATTACCATAAGCAAGTCTGTTACGATTACTACTACCATCAGTGCTACTATTTACTACAACAGGTGTTCCCCATGTAATACTATTATTTGACTCCTCACCAATAGTAACAGCAGGATAACTATTATAATTTCTAGCTAAAACACCAATTTTATTATTAACAGTATCATAGGCTATTGAAACTTGACCAGATAAACTTGCATAATCAAATCTATTATTTGATGATTGTGATAATGTTGTATCTTGTGTAGTCGTTGTCGTAGTTCGTTCTTTTATAAGCCCTGCATCAGTAACATACATATCCTTGCCTGCGGTCATGCCTGTTTGGTCGTTGTTAAACGAGCCTGCACGATTAACTCCAACAGGTTCAGTTGTACTTGCTGTTGTAGATGCAATGCCAAAGTAATTGTCTGTTGTGAGGTTAGATGATGTTACACCTGCTGAACCTATTGTCCAAACATTGTATTTAGTTTGTTGGTTGCTTTGACTAGCAATAAGAAAAGTTTTAGAATCTGAAGAATTTAAATTTAACATACTAACATTATAAACAGGGTCAATTCCTGGTGTAACCTCTCCATCAAAAGCTAATGAATCATTTGTTAATGTTGCGGAGCGTATTTTTAAAGTAGTACCATCAACATAAGCCATACCTATTTTTTTTGTAAAAGGATCATATAAACCTATGTTAGTGTATTCAATTATTGCGCTACTTACTTTACCTGCAAAACCTACATAGGTTGAAGTACCTGCTGTAACAGTAGTTCCTGATATTCCAACAACTTGATAATGAATTATTTGACTGCTACCATCATAAAACTCATAAAATGCTAAAGTTTTTTTGCTTTCAGCATGATAAATTAAATAACCATATTCACCTGTTTGCCCACTTGTTGCAATTTGAACAGGAGTTCCCATTGATGGTGTACTTCCTGATATAGTAAAACACATTACTGATGGTTGATACCAATCTCCACCACCTGAAGGAACAACAGCACTAGCGTATAACATTAAACATTGTTGTTCATCATTATAAACAAGCTGTGGTGTACTATATACCCTATAAGTATCAGTAGCAGTAGAGCCAAAAGTCATTGAACCATTAGAAGCTACAGTTAAAGTATTCATAAAAGTTCTATTTGTTCCACTTGATACAATCGATACTAGTAAACCTTTTTGCGCTTGTTTATGATAACCTCCTATTAAATTACTATGTCCTGTTTCACTATAAGTAAGTGTTGAAAAAGATGCTTGAGTTAATGCTGTGCCTGAAACAGTATAAGTAAAACATCTTATTTCTTGACCACTATTTGCGGTTCTTGAGCCTGTTACAAAATAACCTTGAGGGTCATAATATAAAAAGAAACCATCCGTATCTTGAGTTTGAGTAATAACTGCTGTACCCCAAGTTATAGTTGTTCCACTAATTGTACCTGCTTGTATTGTTGGATTACCACTTGTACCTGCATAAAATTGAACGATAGTACCATTACCATCCGTTGCACTTAATGATTTATTAGCAGGATTATTAGAGTTAACAGCAGATGTAATAGCTTCTGTAACTTGTCCTGTTGTTGATTCAGCAACTTGTGAAACTGTATTATCAGCGTTTAAAATTAATGGCTTCCCTGCGGTGATACTGGAACTAGCAACGTAATTACGATTAACGCCGATGTCATTGTAGGCGGCCTTAGACCCCGGATAGGTTAAAAACACAGTAGATCCCGTAGCGCTTAAGCTTATTTTACTTCCACCTGTGCTGCTTTCAAATACCTCATCTCTTGTTAACGTATTTGAATTATACACACCTCTTCCAACTTCCCATGCAGTCGAATTAACGTCAACAATAGTGTAGTTGCAGCTGGTGTTGTTACCCAACACTGAAAAAGCTTGAAAGCCTGACTCAGCACCAGATAAACTTAAAGTTGTAGTTCCTGTTGAGCTAACTAGCTCTTTAACTCGATCCTTAGTTAATAACATCTAAATATCCATCCACTTACCTTTTCTCTGTGTAAAAGGTGTTTTATTTTGTTTTTTCTTACCCTCTGCTTTCGGCTTAGTCAGTCTCGAAAGCAATAATCTTAAGTTAGGCGAGACAATATTAAATGCGGCAAAGCCATAATTTAAAGTGTCCCACGCTTCGTTCCTTCTTCTATTTGCTACCCATTCGACACGCCTTTTTCCTTTAGTGTATCGTTCCACTAGTGTCTCACTAGTAAGCTGTGCAAAATATTCTTGGTCGAGATGATCACTAAAATTGATCACTCCCGGCCCTTCACTAATTTTTAATCTTCCGTATACCAAAGACTTAAGAGCGTTAGTGCCTAAACTAAAAAGCTTTGTCTTGGCTATATTAGACGTCGTGGGCCTAGATATAACAGGCACTCCTTCACCGCCTTTACCTTTAATAGCAAAGACTCTTCGGTGTTCTCTCATCTTGCAAAAATTATAGACGGCCGCTACATGGTGTCCGCCTGAGTCAATACAGGTACACGCTATCCCTAAGGATTTTCCTTCAATAGAATGTTCGTACTCTGTGTTTAAAAAGTCGTCTAAATCCTGCCACACTTGATGGCCGCTAGGATCTCCAACAAATATTTTATGTTCTTTAACTGTTACTTGCTCTTCCACGCCACGCCACATAAGAAGTGTTGCCTCAAGCCGATCATCTTGTGTATCAACACCACAAGTCAACATGAGGCAATCTTCGGGAAGTTTCTCAGTTAGTTTTACTTTCCTTTTTTGGATTTCGTCTTCGTTGATTTTTTCGCCTTGGTCTTCGGACCAGCTTTGGGCGAGTTGGGTGTTGAGGAAGACACGTAGTTTCTCAGGGTACTGAGAAGCTTCGGAAAATTCCTTAGCCAATTCAGAAAGCTTTGTCCAAGGTGAATAAAGAGCATTAAGAAAGAAACTAGCTGTACCGTTAAAGTCTTCATGAGCAATCCAACGCCCATTACTAATCGCTTTATACCTGTCCATATCATTCCAAACGCTCCCGCAATTTTTACAGTGATAGCTTGCAGAGTCATGATCTCCCTTCTCCCATTGTACGTACTCCCATTCTAGTATCTGCTCCTCGGAGCAGTCTTTACATTTAACATAATAGTGACGCTGGTCACCTGTTTCAAAGGCCGCTTCAATTCTGCTTGAGCCTTTTATTGTTGGTGTGCTTACATAAGCCACCTTTGAATTATAAAAAGTTGTCGTTCTTCTTTCAGCTAGAGCTAAGGGATCACCTTCTGTCGTCGCTAAATTATATCTGTCGACCTCGTCACATAGCAATATTCTAACGGGCCTACTAGATATTGAAGCCGCTGAGTTAGAACCAATTAAATCAATAGAGCCACCTCTAAATGATTTGCTAAATATACTGTTGCTTGAATCTCTCGATCGGCTATCTGCTACTCTTTCATTAAGCGGTTCAGTATCTCTTATCATACTGCTTAATCTATTTTTACTAAAGCTTGCCGCCATACTTAAGCTTGGTTGTATACACATAATAGGCGCTGGATCTAAATGAATATAATATCCAATAATATTTAATAATATTTCTGTCTTACCTACTTGAGCGCTTGTCATACATACGACTTTTTTTACATCGTTATCTGTAAAGCACGACATAATCTCACGCTGGTACTCAGCACGTTTAGTTGAAAATCTTCCTGCTTCAGCTGAGGCTTCACTACTAAGAAACCTATATGTGTCAGCCCACTCAGATATGGTTAGGCGAGGTGGAGGTCTCAGTTGGGCCAGCGATATTTTCGCTGCTTGCTGGAGCGTCTCCGACTTCAATGCTATCTGTTTCATCTATTTCAAAAGTTAAGTCTGCGTGTTCATTTAAAAAATTTTCTATATATTCTTTAGCAACTACATTAGCGTCATTAATATTATCAGCACTTAATAGCTGCGGTATTAAACGTGCCGGCATTGAAAGAGCTGACTGTTTAATTTGATTAAATATCTTTGACCATGTGCCTATTACTTCCGACACCTTTATTAGCTCGCCTGTACGCTCAGCTACCTCTAGCTCCATAAGACGAGCCTTGTGTTTAGCTATCTTAAGGTTAACATCTTTAAGATCATCGGGTAGATCCGTCTCGCTGTTAATCTTTTTTAAATAATCTATATAACCCCACACCGAAGTTATAATTTTATAGCGGCCACGTTTAGCCTTAGGGATTACACCTTGGCTACTTAACTGCTGCACTCGTCTCGGTGTTAGTTTCAATATGTTTGCTATTGTCTCAACACTTACTAATCCATCATCCTCTGATGGCATTGTACGTCTTCTTTAGCTTTTCGTTCACAGCTTCTTTGCCGGTGTAGTTCTGCCATCTTTGAATTATAACGTCACAGTACTTAGGATCTAACTCCATCACAAACGTTTTTCTGTCTATTTTTTCACCTGCTATAACAACGGAGCCACTACCACCAAAGAAATCAACGACATTATCTTTGCCTTTGCTACTGTTAAACATTGCCTCGCTAACTAACTCGACAGGTTTTTGAGTAGGATGAACATATTCTGTTGTTGGTTCTCTTTTAATATTCCAAACAGTCGTCTTTGTTCTTTCACCAAAAAATTGATGCTTGCCTTTTCCTTCCTTCCATCCGTAGAGCATAGGTTCATGTTTGGCCCTATAATCTTGAAAGCCTAGACCAGCATTATTCTTTGCCCATATTAAAGTTGAACTAAAATAAAAATGATCGTCAAATGTTCTTTGAAACGTCATCTTAGCTTCACTCTTTTGATCGGAGTGACATACATAGATGCAACTTAATGGTTTCATAATGTCTAAATAGCTTTTAAAAAAGTTCTCACAAAAGGTTTCAAACTCTTCAGGTGTCATTTTATCGTTTAAAATAGTACCGTGCGCTTTAACTCTCGCTCCCGGAGGAGTAGAGCCTGCCTTTCTTCCACCACCATAATCAACATTGTATGGGGGATCTGTAAAAACTAAGTCAGCTAAATTGCCATCCATTAACAGTTTTACGTGTTCTGAGTTAGTAGCGTCACCGCAAACTAATCTGTGATCCCCCAATAACCAAACGTCTTCGAGTTTAGATATCGGGTTGTCGGGTACAGGTGGTGCTAAGTCTTCGTCGACTAAGCCTTCGATCATCTCTTTAGCTAAGAGATCGTTTAATTCATTTGGAGTAAAGCCTGTTAAATCTAAATCAAAATCTAAACTCTCTAACTCCGCTAACTCTAAAGCAAGTAAACTTTCATCCCATTCACTATCTTGTGCAATTCTGTTGTCCGCTAATCGATAAGCTTTAATCTGTTCGGCCGTTAAATTAGCCGCTATATGCACTGGTACTTCGTTTAAGCCTAACTGCTGCGCAGCTAATAATCTTGTATGCCCAGCGATGACCACCATTTCGTTGTCGACTACGATTGGTTGCTGCCATCCATACTCTTTTATAGAGCTGGCAACTTTGCTAACAGAAGCCTTATTGTTTCTAGGGTTTCGAGCATAAGGAATTAATCTATCAATATTAATTTTTTCTATTTTCATTTCTATTTTTTTCCTAAAAAGAAACGAAGTCACTAATTATTTTTTAGACACTAAAAGATAAACGTGCCCTCGAATAACC